ATTAACTTCTAAAAAATCATCCGTGTTCGAAATCTGTCGTACGATTCCGTACAAAGACATTCTGCAGCCTACTTTCGACAAAAAAGGATCCTACATCCCCTGGGCTGATGCCTGGATGAGATTTAAAGAATACTTCCCCGACGCTGACTTTCAAATCATCAGCTATATCGACGACACTGTCGGCTCAACTCCGTTGCCGTACCTGAAGACCGAAATCGGCTTCTTTGTCGGTATTGAAGTGACTGCTGATCAAACCAAACATTCTATTTTGTTCCCCGTCATGGGTGCCAACGGTACGGCAATCAAAGATCCCGATGCTCGCGATATCTCTGACAATCAAATGCGAGCCTTGGTCAAATGTTTAGCTCTTATGGGCTTCGGCATCGAGTGCTGGCAAAAAGATGCTCCACCCCCTGCTTTTTCAAAACCTGAACCAAGACGCCCCATTGTCGAGAATATCACTCCAGCACAAAATATTCTGACGTCTCCCCAAGCTGGATCGATCTACGAATACAAAATTGACCTCGGCAATTCCACAAATGTCGCTGTCTACAAAGGAAAAACCCTTAGCGAAGTCCCCGAGAACTGGATCAAAGGACAACTCGATTTCTGGAAGCGTAAAACCGATCTTGAGTCTGACTCAAAACCCGCCGTTTTCATTCAGCACGCCGAAGCTTTCTTTAAAAAGAAAGAACTCGAAAAGATGAAAGAACCTAAAAAACAACTCGATTTGTCGGATATACCGTTTTGATTCTTCAGCTCAATCCCTCGATCCCCGTCATCACACCGAAAGGTAAAGGCGAAGCCATCGGATGGATCGATTACTCGGCTGAATACCATTTACTTTGGATCGTTTTTCTCGATGAATCCGGTGAATCATGGATCTTTAAAAATGGTGAAATAAGAGCCTGCGAGAACCCAACACTTGGACGTCATAAAATATCTGAAATCAAATCAGATCCGTTTAATGTCGATGAAATTGGATGTTAACGACAGTTTGCTACTTTTTTCTCAAGATCAGTCACGTAGTTGAGAAGAGATTCTGAATCTCTCGGTGAAAGACCGAAGTACTTATCCATGCAATTCAAATCACACTCAAAGTCTCTACCTTTGGGATCTGTGCATTTCATCACAAGCGCTTCAGAACTAAAAAAACAAATGCTGATCTTGGGGCGATTGGGATCGCACGCACTAAGAATTCCAAGAAGCACTGACGCTGTGAGCAGCCTTTTGAATATCATCAGGTGTTTTTGCTTGGGCAAGTTGATCATATCCATCCTTTAAAGCTTGCTGATTCTTTTCAATCCGATCAAGCCGAGCTGCAATGTTAAGCTCTTTAAGAAAGTCCAAAATTTTGGGAATCGCACCTAAGCCTTGAAGGGCCGCAGTGATCAAAGCCATCATAATGGACTTCTCCCCTTACAGATGCGCGAGCGCGTCAATTTGGGTAATGATGTTTTCCAGAACTGCAACGCGAGCTTGAGCCGCCGCTAGGTCTGCTTGAAGTTGAGCCACGTCAGGCGGCATAACATCCACTAACGCTTCTACTTCAGCCTTAAGAACATCGATTTTTTGAAGAACAACTGCTTTTTCAATCATGAGAACTCTCCCCGAGGACGTTTATATTTAAAACCATCTTTAGTTTAACACTTGGAAGTTTGAATCGAAACATGGAAAATCGCAAGAGATGCACGATTATCTGAGACGAAAAAGAGAAATCGGCGGTACTCTTTTGCCAAGAGTCGGTCCGTTCGCAACAAACTCCGCTGTCGCAGCCTCTTCACTCGCCAACTGGACGATTACGTCAAACACCTCTTGCCCGGCCCATTCGAGAGCTAACCCGCTTCAATACAATACGATTGATTTTGCGGGAGGGATTGCAAAAACGCTCTACGCTTATAACTATTCAGTTTTTATCCGATGTAATTTGCTGACCAGAACCGGCGCTGTCTTCACTCAAATTTTTAATGGAGGAAACGGCGGCTACGCTTTTGATGAGGGCTCCATAGGCGGAGACGGGTCCTCAGGCGGCGGAGCAGGATCGGCACCCTTTGCCGACGGAGGTCAAGGCGGAAGCGGAAACGACGGAATAGCTTCGGATTTTATTCCGGGTGGTCTTGGTTTCGGTCTTATTTATAATTTTGATTACGCATTTTATCCGCAAGGTGGAAATGGCGGCGACGGTGGCTTCGGAATCAGTGGCGGAAATTTTGGCCCGGGCGGTTTTAAAGGTAATGGATTCGCAGGCGCAGGCGGAGGCGGAGCGTGCGATGCCGGAGGAGTTCAAGGCGGAGGCGGAGGCGGTGGTGGCGGCCTCACCGTCATAGTGTCAAATGAATCTCGTGGTGCGATTAGTTTTGATAACACGGGCGGCGGCGGAGGCAACGGCGATAGCTCCACGGGCGGCGGCGGAGGCGGTGGCGGAGGCCCTATCTATTTAGCTTTTAAAAAGTATGACGGTTTGATTACGGCTCTGTCAGCGGGCGGTACAGGCGGATTTGGATTTATTAACGGCAATAACGGCGTGGCTGGCACCATTGCCATTTACGAAATTGGTCGAGACAATTCACTGACAGCCAGAACCCTGGCGAGTACTTGGAATAATTTATAAGGAGAAATGAAATGATTAATTTAACACCCGAAGTCACCTACCCAACCGGAGCCGTGATTCAAATTAAAAAAGACACCGATACCAATAAAAAATATATCGCCATCAAGGGAACACCCGTTCAGCCTATTTTAGACGCCCTTTCTTTGTCTGAGCTATTACTTGAGACCGACTTAATCGGAATGCAAAAATTAGCGATGCAAGTACAGGCGGCTAAAATGCTCGATCAGATGGCTTAAGATGTCAGACTATCTGAAAAGGAAACGAGAGCTGGGTGGTCCTATGTTTATGCTCAGCAATTATTTTGCTGCTGGGAGCATTACAGATGCGACTGAAAAAGCAGCTGCTACCACCTTCATCGTTGGTCTTTTCTACGCAGGCATTCTCAGTAAACTCGATCGTTTGTGGCTAATGAGTCCCACCTCTCAAGCAGCCGGCCTCTTAGATTTCATTACGCTCACCAGTATGACAAATAACTTTGCCACGCATGGATCAACGGGCTTCACATTTAACGGAACAACAGCGTGGCTTGATACAAACTATCAACCAGCATCTTCTGTAAAACTCTCCGCTGACGACTGTTCATTCGGAGTGAACGTGTACTCGGGTAATCCAGCCAGCACAAAGTCCATTATTGGATGTACAGACGGAAACGTCCCCAATTCTATTCGTATCAATTCAGCCGTGTCCGGAGCCAACCTTGCTTGGACCTATTCGGCTCCAAGCTCGGGAGAACAGGCAACCTATACAGCTCAAACATCTACAGACATGATTGGATTTAGGGCCGTCTCGCGGACAAGCAACACGCTGATTAATGCTTATCAAAATGGATGCGCATCTTTGGGAAACTCTACAACTGCCAACACGGGCGCTCTATGCGCCGCCAACCTTGGAATTGGAGCGTTTTACAACGGCCTTTTAGGCTCAGCAGGACTTTTCTTTAATGGTGTCATCAATCTAGGTTTTGTTGGTCGAGGTCTTTCCACTTCCGAAATACAAACCTTTGATGAACTTCAATCAGCCTACCAAAACTCGTTAGGTCGCTATGCTTATGCTCCCACAGCCGCAACCTATTTTACGAATCAATCGATTACAAATTTCACCGAGAAATATGCTGCCAACAGATTTATTGCCGAAATGGAAGCTCGAAATATGTGGGCCAAAATGTCGAGAGTTTATATGTTTAGCCAAACCAGTGCGACAGCGGGACGGGCTTGTGCAAAAACAAATAATTTAGCCCTCATCGTCAACGGAGCCTCTTGGTCGAGCGCTGGGTACACCACCAATGGAGTCACAGACCTTTTAAAGGTTGATGCAGCGACAAGCACTTTCACCGAAATGACCACGACAAGTGCCCATATGTTTTCCATGTTTTCTGACCCAGCATTTGCTCCGACTCAGGTCTACGCCGGAAACGATAACGGAACGGATGCGTTTACTCTTGAAGGGGACTTAGCCATATGAGCGTTACACCTATCGGCGTTTCGTCTTTTACTTTCATTCGACAATTTGCCTCACAAAGTCCTGGGGTTGGTTATTATCACTCCTTTAGCGGAAGCCGAACATCTTCAACGTCCATTAAATTTTATTACGACGGTATTCTGGTCACAACAAATACGACCGCTGACACGGGAGCTATCCCGACCTATCGTTCTGGAATTGGGGCTGTCACAAACACCGATACAACCCAATCCAGTTACTGCAATCTTCAATCCATTTGCATGCACACCATTGGAGGAGGCCTTACTGACACAGAGATGAGCAATCTCTATGCAGCTGGGGTTCTCTATCAAAAAGCATTAGGAAGGTTCATCCCATGAGCAACGTCTATGTACCGCCCAAAAGATTCCCGGCCTATTTTGAAATGATCATTGTTCCCAATGAACACGTTGAATTCTTAAAGATAGCAGCAACTGAATCCAGCGGTTGGAATGAGATAACTCCTATCCTGTCAAAAGAGGATGTTTTTCAACTTCCCGTTTCCGTCTTTGATTCAGAACTCTGGAATCAAACCCAAAAAGATATTCTCATCACCCTTTGCGGAGGCCCTGCCTCTCAAAATGTTGAAGAGATTGAATCCGATATTTTTATCGGCCCTTTTGGAGTTTATTCCACGGCTGGACTGTCTGATGAAGCTATCCAAAGACTTGAGGCCATTCAAAATGGAGAACGGCCAGGACGTGTCGTCTATAAACGATTCTTTTTGACTCAAATGAAGAAATCTTCTTAGCGAGCGCGTCTTGCTCTGATTTGCGCTTTGTACTGAGGTTGACCACCACTGAATGAGCAAGCGCCCTTCATATAAATGGTCGTTGATGAAGCAAGACTAATTCGAATGGGAGCAACTCCCAGAGTCGAATGCGAAGACGCTGATGGTACAGCCGTTGAAGCATATTCAAACGATTGGTTCGGAGCAGCGTTTCCCGTTGTGGTTCCGATACCTGCAACAATAAACGTCATGCCAGTTCCGGTGTTTAAACTATAATCGACATAACCAGAGACTTCCCAATCGCCAGCCGTCAAAACCATTGAGGTCGCATCAAAGTAGGTTCCAGTTGCAGCTGTGTTGGTATATGTGGACTGTGTTCCCGTGGATGTTTCACCGACAAGGCCAGCACTCGCCGCATCGTTTGTGGTGGTTCCAAAAAGATTAGCAGCCGCAAGACCAGGATATTTGATGTATGTCCCAGCCATATTAGACCGACTTTCCGGTTAAAAATCCGTTCAGAGTCCCGGTTGATGATCCAAAAACATAGCTGACGCGAAGATAGGCTGCGCTCAGTTGTTGAAGATCAATGAAGATGTTGGCGGCTGCACCCGAAAGGGTTGGCGTCGAAGGCAAAGTCAATTGAACCCAGTTTCCGGCTGTTACGACCGTGCTGCCCTGAGCAAAATAATCATTAGAAACCTCAACAAGAAAAGTGCCCGTTGGGGTTCCAGTAGCCACAAGCTCAATACCCACATTATCAACCTGAGAAATATCCGTAATGGTACTCGTTTGGTTTGATCCAATCGTCACCGCATTAAAAATTTTTGTGGGAGGAATAACGGTTTTAACGCCAGCCATGAGAAAGCCTTAATCTGCGATTGAAATCGCGTCTTTTGTAATCAGTCGAAGAACGACGTTGATCCCTGCAAAAATGCCGGTCGCAACTTCAGGATGCGCAACGATCCATGCTGATGCAGGTGGATAAGCAATCGCTAAAACACCAATCAATGCGTTGATCCAAAGAGTCTTCGAAAGCCAAGGTTTTTTTGATTCCATGAGTTACCCCTTTGAAGCATTGTCAAAGAAGTTAAACTCACTGGCAAGCCTTGATTTAATTGTTTACTGACAACTAAATTTGCTGAATATTCCCCCCATGTTTGTTAGATGGGTTCGTTCTGAACTAAAGCGTCAAAATATATCAATTTATGAACTGGCCAGAAGATCGGATTTAAACCCGGCTGTGCTCTGGCGAGGAATCATGGGCGAAAAAGACATTCGTGCCTCTACCCTTGAAAAAGTGATCAAAGGTCTTGGCTATTCAAAAAAGATGTTTTGGGCAAAGAAGGCCTCGTAATTCCCCATTGATCCTTGCCGAAAGACAGATCAAAATACACGCATGGCAGATAAGATTCAGGTCGCAGTCAATACCATGCCCACGGGCACAACTATTACGTCTCAGGTCTATATCGACAAATACGATCAATTGTTGGTGCACGTTCCCGCTGTGACCGGCGTGATGGGCTCAGCCCCCGTCTATATGACTCTTTGGGGAGCTCCCAACACAAGCGTTACGCCTCAGATTGCCAAATATTATGATTATGTAGGTTCGACTCCAAAAACCTGCTTTGTCACAGTCGCTTCCGCTGGAATCTATGAAATGCCGTATCCGGGTGCGATGAATTATATCCAAGTTCAATTTGATGTTGCCACAACAAACGTGACTAACACCTATTTTATGTCACCGAAGACGACGTACTGATTTATTGAGCTTCGCATAGTGAGCTTTAATATCCTCACAGCACTGGCAGTTTAAAAGAACCATCGAGATAAATTCTGAGCGTTTTCCGTTTGGGATACCTTGAATCACAGCATAAGCCTCTTTGGTAAAGCTGATGCTTAATCGTTTTTGCTTCTTCTCACTCATAACACTCTACTGTTCTCCAATGCATGTCGTACTCAAAATTTGCCAGGCAGTATTCTTGATAAGTTCTGAAGTCGGCCTGGCACCCCGTCAAATTCACTTCCGAAAAATCAACGGCTTCGTTGTAAATATTCTCATAATATGTTTTCGGATGCAAAACCGTGTCTTCGGGATGATTCGTAATACAGGCTTTGTAAGCCCGAGCTTTTAAGTCATCAAATGATTGCTGAGTGATAGTCACTTGCGAAGCATCTGATGAGGTCGAAGAGCTCGAATCACCACAGCCCGTCAGCGAAAGACTTAAGGCTGCTAAAAAGAACATGACCGCCATTTTCCAGTCTTTCATTTCAATGAAGAGGTTTAAAAACATGATGATAATTACTGATCCGATAATGAGTTCTTTCATGATTTAAATCCTCTTTTAGCTTTTAAAATTGAAACGTATCTTTGAGTTTTCCCAGCTTTGGATTCTTTAATATCACTTTCAAACTTAATAGCCTGTCGTTCGGTCTTAAAACCAAACGTCAAAACTTCACGTTCCGGGGTGGTTACAATCACAATGTAGGGCATGACCTTTGTTGCTTTCATACCCTTAGTATCGCATACTATCGCATATGCGTCTAGGGGGTCAAAAAGGCCTGAAAAAACGCTTATTTGACACAGGGGCTACCCGTTGGAAGTGTACCCATGGGTTAGGCTGCGACGTATAGTCAAAACGCTCACAATAGAGTCCAAGCTCTTCTAAACTCTCTAAGCCAGGCTCCGTCAGCAAATACGCCTGCAACTCTTTCTTAGGATCAGCGATATCCGCCGCATTTCCCTTTAAATGCTGACTCCCCATGGGAACAGACACCACAAAGAGGTTTTGCTTCAAACGTCTTTCGTTGATTTGATGGTAAATTCTTAAGTGATCTTGCAAAGACCGAAATCCATTCGTGACGACAAAATCACCACACTTTGCCCGTGCTTCAATCTCAGTCAAAAGAGGACAAAGAAGCTCAAGATTTTCTCTCTGTTCGTCCGTCAGTTCAAATGATTTTGGATTGAGCTTCTCAATCGTAATCATATCAACTCATCTTCGGATGCTTATGGCTCATTTGAGGATACGGCTGAGTGTTATTGGCAATTGCTTCACTTGAAAAAGGAACCCCAATCACTGCCGAAAGAATTCTATCTTTGACGTTGTGGCGCTGCTCACTCAAAACAAGCTTTGCTTCCATTTTATCTAAATGCCTGGTGAGCCTTTGAATCAAAAAAGCGTTCATTCCTAAAAACAGCGCATTCGATGTTAGTTGTACCCAGTCAACCATGTCTCCCCCAATAATGCTTATGCATCCCCGATGTATTCGATTTCGATTCCGCTTGAAGCTGGAGTGCCTTCCAGTGTCAGCGTGCTGGCCGAGTTATTGCCTTGGCCAAATAACCCAACCCAATAAGTATCACCCGCGGTCATCGACAAAGTTGCGTTAAGGGAAAGACGGACCTGAGTTGTTGCTGGCGATGTAAATCCGAGGCCAGTCGCACTGTCAGTGGCAGCCCCAAACGTCGCACCCTTCAATAAAGAAACCGAATAAAAATTTGCGAGAACATTTGTTGCATTAATCAGGACACGAAGGCTTACCCTGTATAATCCCGTATAAGGGACAACGAAGTTTCCGTTAGCCGTGCTCCATCCTGCAAGTGAACTAAATCCAAAAGAACCTGACGACGCTTGAGAGTTCAAAGTTATTTGAGCAAAAGACGTGTTTGGATTAACGCCAGCTTGCGCCGATCCATTTCGATGGGCCGAAAGAACCATCCGTTTTTTCTTTTCATCGAGGACAAACCAATTCGATCCATCGCAATGCAAAGTGACTGAATCATATTGAGAATAGAGAGTTTTGGTCGTAGCTCCATCAATGGTTTCAGTCCCATTGGGATCAACGGTAACAAACCCCGTCCCGCTATCGATCTTTTTGATCGTAATCACTCGACTCGTCGAGGATGCAGCTGCAGGAAGGTTACAAGTTCTCGTCGTATTCCCTGTCGACATATTGATGGTTCGATAACCATCGGAAGTCGTCACGGTCGCGTCTGAGTTCGTGACGGTATTCACCATCCAGGTCAGATTCGTAACCGTGGAAGCCGTAACGGTTCCAGCCGTCACACTCAAGACGTTGTAATCCTTAAGACCATCCGTCATAGCATTCAGAATGTCGGAAAAGTTAGAATTGACCTGCGTCGCATCAGAAGCCGACCCGTTGACGAACGTATAACCTACTGTAGGCGTACTCATTATTGAACTCCCTTAATTGAATCGGCAAAACTTGGTTTCTTTTGATAACCCACGTTTTCTCCAAACGTGCCGGTTCCTAGCTTTAAAGCACCTTGCGCTTGCATCGCTTTCCTAAAATCATTGACGGTCTCTTCACTCATGACCGTGCGACCAAAGAACTCCAAAGCTGAGTCAGGACCAAGCTTGTCCCAAATATACTTTGTAGCTTCGACAATCTTGCCTGAGGATTCAGCTGCTTTTTTGTCTTTTTCAACGGCGTCCAAAAGTCTTTGGAGTGAATAAAGCTTTTCAGCCTTAGCCTGAATAATAGGTCGAGCAATTCCTTCGACAGCTTGATTAGCTCCGTAAGTAAGACCCAACCCCAACATTGAATAAACAGGATTGTGTGTCGACATTCCCGCTGCTCCCGAAAGGAGAGACCCAGCAGTTGTTGTAGCCCCTTTTATCTTATTAATTTTAGAATCCGTGTATGTTTCTACGAGATTTCTAATCGTATCTTGTTGGGGATCGGAAAGAGTTGAAAGCTTTCTTGCAATAGCTTTATTGGTGATTTCGTCCATCACCTCTTTTCCGCCAATAACCTTAATTTGATCTGCTTTTTTTCTTAGTCCAGCAACTACGTTATTGTAGGCCTGATTAGTTTCAGAAATATTGTCTGAATGTTGAAGTCCTTTTTGAAAAGCATCTTTGGTTTCTTGTGCTTTATTTAAAGTAGATTCTAAAAGTTGACGAGTTTCTGTTTTTCCACGTCCAAAAAGATCATTAATGAAATTTTCAGCATTGAGCCCTTGTTTATCTCCCAGTCCAAGCTTTCCCTGAAGTGCTTCGTAATTATCTTTAAAATCTGCCCAGCGTTGTTTTGTTTCTTTCCATGCTGGGTATCTGGCAGCCAATTCTTCGTCAATAGATCCCCTGATTTCTGAAAGAAGAGAATTCGTACGAGTTTTATTTTTGCCTTCATAAAATCCATCTCGAACCAAAACATCATCAATCTTGTCGATCATGATGGATGCGTCTCTTGTATCAATTAAATTAGACACCTTGCCTTCAGCGTTTAAAATAGGATCAACATGCACTTTATTTTCTAAATAATTTTTAATGTTATTTAATTTGTCGACATCACCCGATGCCATTGTGCCTCGACCGCCAGACATTTTATTGCCAGATATAAAATCATCTATCTTATTTGTAATAATAGAAGTGTCAAAAACGTCTGGCTTATCGGTTGTCAGAGCCTTTCGGAACTCAGAAGCCGCCTCCGTAAGTGTTTGAAAATTTGAATTGAGGGAATCTCTAATTTTTTGAACTGTAGGAAGTGCTGAGCGACTCTCAGAATCGCCAGCCAACAAAGTCTTAATCTGTTCTGTATTGTTATAAAGGGCATTTTGCAGTTCTTTTGGAAGCTCACCGAGAAGTTTTCTTTGCAGTTCGGCGGATTGCTTAATCTGATTAGAACTTAAGCCTTTCATAATTTCAGGCTCTTGCATCATTGAAAGACCTTTTAATTTGGTCAGAGCCTGAGTAATCCCGGGTGCTTTTGAAAGGTCTTTAACAAGCGTGCCAACAGAAGCCGCTGCTCCTGCAAGTTCAGCCCCAGTTTGCGCGCCAGAAACAAGAGGATCATTTTGAAACTGATTCTGAGCGGCAACCTCTTGATCGTAAATATCAGTCATCGGCTGCGCTTTTGTATCACCACCCAAAAACTCTGATCCCTCTTGATATCCTTTTCTCACAATCGATCGAAGAATCGGAGCGACCTGCTTTAAGCTCATCTGTGCCGTAGCTGATTCTTGGTCTCCAGCCGCAATAGCATCAAAAAAACTTTTGGGAGTTGTTGCGTAATTATAAGCACCCCGAGCTAAAGTCTCAACACCGTGAGGAATAGCGAGAGGATTCATAACCTCTCCAACACCTACGGCAGCTCCGCCAACGGCTTTGCCTACGTTTATAATTGCTTTTTCACCCAGCGACGGCTCTTGAGAAATCTCAGGCTGCGGCTTTGGACTCGATGCCGTGTGAATTTCAATTGGTGCAAATTTGGGAGGAGCAGCCTGTTCAATCAGCTGTCCATCATTTGTATATTGCTTAATCGTCTGTGGAGAGGTGTCTGCTTTGTATTTTTGAATAATAGCAGAAGCTTCTGGAGCATCCGGATTATCATGAGCCCACTGAAGAACTCTTTTAGCAGAATCATCGTATTGTTTGAGCTCCCCATTAGCCATGGCTATTTACCTTTCAAAAACTTTTGAATTTCTTCTGGCGTTGGCTTTTGTTTTTGTAAGACCGGACCAAAATCGACAGGCTTTTCGTATCCGTATGTCTTAATACCACGCTCGCGAGCTTTGGCTTCGTATTCTTTCCATCGATTGTCATAGATGGGACGAGTTGCAGAATATTGATTCGCAACCGTATTCACTAACGCTTGTCTTTCGTTATCATCCAGCTTTCCACCTTCAGACGTATAAATCTTTTTAAACGTTTTAATGACGTTTCCAAACGTATCCGACACGGCGGCATCAACGTTTTCAACGTTTTCACCATTGAACCGAGCATTCGGAGACTGAAATCTAATGAATTGTTGAATCAACGCAAGATCGTTTGATTTGCTCGGCTTCGATTGAGCTAAAGACACAAAGTCTCTCGCTGCCTCTTCGCGAACCTTTTGACGTTGAACTTCATCAAGGCCACCAAAGTCTTTTGCCGCTGCATCCGCCATAGCACTTTGTTCTTTGGCCATCTCTTGCTTAAGCTTCGGCCCAAATTTCACATTCACAGATGTTCCAAGCTCAGGAATGTAGAGAGGTCTCTTTGTAGGATCAGCATCTCTATCGGTGGCAAACTCATATCCCATGGAAAGGATCTTTCCTTGAGCTTCTTTGATCATCTTCTGATTCTCAAGCTCAGGACGCATCCTGGTATATCCAGCCTCGGCTTGCGCTTGCTCTGTTTGAGCCGCCTTTAGCTTCGCATCAGGTCCAAAAGTCTTTGAGTAGACATCAGTCCCCACTCCAAGAATCTTGGCAGCTGCATCAATACCCGTCGCAATGGTCTCCATTGTCGTTGGTTTTCGTTGTGACTCTGAGACAGGATTAATTCCAATTAACGGCATTACTCATTTCCAATCATCGATGGTTTCAAAGACGTGGGATTTAATCCCTTATCGACTGCCATTTTATTAATCGCGTTGGTTTGCATAAGCGCATCCGTTTGAGCGGGCTTATTTACAAAGGTGTCATAAGTCCCAGACGCAGCTCCTGCCACAGTTCCTAAAACCCCCAAAACTCTCGCTGCGTTCTCTAACGCGGATGGTTCTTTTTGTTTTTCCGCAGGTTGCTCAACACTCAGCATGGCCATATTAGATTGCCTCCCTTTGAAGCTTCACAAATTTAAAGATGTTTTTCCAAAACCAAGACGTCGTAAAAATACGAGTTTCAAACCGATGCAATGGAATTGTCGGAAGTTCTTTGGCATAAACACCTGCCCACAAAGCGCAGTATTCTTTGTAAAGATTGAGCGTGGCCCAAAAACCGTGAGTCTCATAGGTGAGCTCAATTAATTGATAAAAGCGATAGCCAATGTCTTTCCAATCCACATGCTCACTCATCTTTTCAGCGAGCTTCTTTCCATGAATCAGATACCAGTAACAAAACGCAGGATCTAAAAAGATCGCAATCGCATGACCACGGGCAACCCTTCGATATTGAGCCCTATTAATAGCCCCAGAGTTAAGCATCGCTGTGCAAATCCATTTTCCTTGAGGATCATCCGGCTGCTCTTTTGGAGCTTTCACATTGGATTTAATAAACCAGTTAGCAGGACGTGCTTTCGGATTTCCCGTGACGTCTGTTCCCATCATGGTTTGATAAGCCGTTTGCATCTTCTGCAATCCGTTGTTGTTTTGTGGGTCGTTATTCATCCCAAATAAATCAGCCATAAAACTACCTTCCCAATGTCATTCTTAACTTTTGATCCGCTTGAGTCAGCAACTGATGATATTGATCAGCCTGCGGGCCTTGAACCGCACCCGTTTTTAAAGCGTTCTGAGCATCTTTAATCTTTGCGTATTGCACCTCTGGATGATTTTGCATGGCCGAAATCGGTCCGCCCCCACCACCCTTGTTTTGAGGCACAACATCCGACGCTTCGGGTGCTTCAGGTGCATCCACCAAATTTCCAGCCATCGCGCCAAGACCTGATCCTGCTGCAGCTCCACCAAGAGCCGCTGGAATTGCTGCTAATGAAGATCCACCTGTCGGAAGTGCCAAAACAGAGGCAGCGCCCCCAATTACAGCGCCGAGAAGACCCCCTAGGCCTCCTCCGCCACCGCTACCACCGCTTACGACTGGTTTTACGTCTGTTAAACTCATCTTTGAAGCCCACGAAACGCGTTAATAACCACTTGAGCGTCTTTAAACTTATCTGACACTCCGGCCGCTTCTCCAAACTTGCCTCTCTTCACATTGAGGAATCCTGCTTTTTCAAGAGCCGTCGCTGCGTTAATGAGGTTTGTCTTTTGGTTCTCCGAGAACTCTTTGTTTTGGTAAGCCATTTGCTCGCCAAATTGTCTCTTCTGTTCAGCCGCTTGCTGTTCAGCCAGATTTTGTTGTTGTTGGAACTGACTCGCCCCAATTTTAGCTTGAGCTTCTTGCCCAGTCAGCTGCGCATTGGCATCGTTGTAACCTTCATCCACAGCTCGCATCGCATTCTCTTTCGCTTTCAAAGCTGCACCACCGCTTAACCCGGTTAAGGCTTGGTTTCTTGCGACCGCCATGTCGGCTGTATCTTGGGCCTGTCTTTGTTTTCCAACCAATCCCTTGCGAGCCTCTCCGAATTGTTTTGCAATGAGTTCGTTAGGATCTTGTGCTTGAAATGCCATAATTATCTTCTCCGCCTAGGAATCATTCCTATTTCAAGTCTATGAACTCGAAAGGCTTGATTCAATGTGTTTTGATTGTCGAATCTAAATTGAAATCTTCGGCCCGTAACGCGACCCACTGGAATTCTTGTTTGAAAGTCTTGTCGAACCCCACCCCAGTTATCCACTCCCCAAATCATGGTGCCCCAAACAGAACCCCCAGGATTAAGGTTAATAGCGTACGGAGTTCCATCAGATGTATCCCCATCCAAACGATAACGAAGGTTCATGTTGTAGTTGCCAAACTTCGCGTACCACAAATAAATCTCTCTTAAATCTTTGATGTATCCATCGAGAGATCCATCATCTTCGCCACCGATTTCTTTGGTCCAAAAGTAAGAGTTAATCGCGACGCCAGAATCTGAATACTGAGATGCGTTTAACTGCCTGACGAATCCAGTCGAGGCCGAATCGCCTCCATAAAGAAGGCCGTTGTGTGAAAATAAACAAGCGACCGGAATTCCTGTCCACTTTGACCACGAACCTGGCTGTCCTTCGCTTCCGATGCGCGTAAGATCTAACCAAAATATTTCCTTATTTGTCGTCTGACCTGAGGGACAATACGACAAAAACAATCGGTTTTGATAAATGGAACAGTAAATCTGATCCCACTGAGACGTGTTGAGTGAGTTTAAAAAGTCATACTCAATCTTCTGAGACATGCTCTTTGATCGAAGACGTCCATCGTCTGAATCTACAACTTTTAGACCATTCATATAATGAAGGCCGGTGATTCGGTTGTTTTGACGTCCTACAAATAACAAACCGTTTTCAATCTTGACCACAGCCTCAGGTCCAACGATTCCCATGTTTGCGGGAACCTCAGTCTTTTGCCATGTTCGATCATCTGAAGGATCATTCACATGAATTGAAAAAGATTTGTTCTTTTTGAAAACAGTCACGAAGTCGTCCTGACCTGCGATGGCAATAATATCTTCACCATCCCCATTGCTAATAGGTTCGAAGTTCTCAGCCTCTGAAATATATGGGTTGGTCAGGTTGGTATAACGAAGCAAAGACTTGTTTGACGAATCATCAAAAAACAAACGCTCTTTATGAAGCTCAATCGTATTGAAAGGCGTCGGTTTACTTCCGTCCGTAACGGGAAACTTTCCTTCAGCTCCGTTCAAGGTCGTATCATCAAAGGTTGTGGTCGTATTATTGCTAATCGTGCCGACTTTTCGAAACGGACCGCTGGCTGATTCTGATCGATAGATAAATCTCTGAGCTACACCGGCTAGACTAGATCCCACGGGAATGGAAGAAACGCGAATGGTCGATGAATTCGTTGTTGTCACAGCAACGGATATTGATCCAATTTCACCTTCAACAACCGCTGTATTCACAAACGAACAGGCATAATAATAGGTACCCGTCGTGATAGAACCCGATCCAATGCTGGTTCCCGTCACTGACGATGGCTTATCAATGCCCATATTGTAGAAGTTTTCACCCCCACTCCATCGCCAAGGTCCATTGGTTCCATCCGAACAAAACAAAACATTCTGATAAATGACTCGCGAGATATGCCGAGAGGTATCGAACTTACCCGACGTTGAAGTCACCGGAACAAAGGTCGTTCCAGACGCATACCACATCTGGTTATTGGCCCACACGACCATCGTTTGATTGTAAGAAATTCCCTGCTTAATCGGGAAAGTGCCGGCTGTTTGAGTGTTGAAAACTTTCGAGCCATCTCGAGTTTGAACAGCCCCTTGAACGTCAAAAATAACGTTCAGACATTCTGGAGACTCATATGGAGAGATTCGAGACGGAGCGTCTTTTGTATTCAGACCGCCATCAAATCTTTCAATTGAATAGCGAACCCGTCCGCCAATGTTTGTTAGCTTCGGCATTAGATAACTCCAAATTCTGTCTCCAAGAGTCTATCCGCGTCTGCAACAACGTGGGGAAGCCCTCGGCGTCGTCCGCGCTTGGCGTAATCACGCATCGCAGGAAGATGAAACTCGTTCCATTTTTGGTTGTATCTATCAGCAAACCCAGCATTCAAATCTTTCGCAAACATTTCTGCAATCACGCCATCACAAATCGCGCCATGGAACAATGACGGGATATCCAGCTGTACTGATGTCGATGTCAGAGGTGTTTGCTGACCCTCCCCGTAAATTGTAATCGTGTCGGAGGACACGGTAGGCGTTGGCATCAGCGTGATTACAGAATTAAAAAGCCCAAACTCTCTCGGTGTCCCTGTCGGAGCAATCCCTTGAGGTTTACGTGCTTCAAACTGTCTAAAATCAAGATATTTGAGAGGCTGACCTGCATACCAAATACGGCGAATTCTCACCATATTGGTTGGATAATTATAATCCGCTTGGCCAGCGACAGAGACTGTCGTGGTTGATTTAATCTCGACAAGACCAATCAAAGACAGACATTCATTCGCTTTTTTTTCAATGATTCTTAAAAGCTCAGCGTCACTCCAGTTGGGAGTGAGCGCAGATTCTTCGTTCATCATTGCCCTGCAATAGTTCAGAACGTCTGTCGTTAACATTAAGCTCCTGTCGTCTCATCCTCTTCTTGAAAAGAAACTTTTCCAGGACGAGCTTTGTTCAACTCTTTCGACAAATTGCGAGCTGCTGTTTTTTCTTCAGCCACAGCTTCTCTCTTCAATTGTGTCGGAGTTTTGTTTAAAAACTTAGCGACTTCATCAGCCGTTAATTCTTGGTCAATGAGTGCCTTAATCCCAAAACGAGGTTGAGGCTTACCCATATTGTCCATGTCAAACGATTGGGGTTCTTTTAAATCAACAATAAAGCGTCGAGCATCCATATACGGCATCAGATTCCCGCCATTCGTAACGAGTTTCGGAATCTTTTCCATATTGGGTGGAATCACGATTTGATCGCCTTGAAACGTTCCTTTGTAGGGAACCAAGTCACGGTTTAAAACCCAGACCAGTCGTGATGATGTTGTTTGAACATCGATTTGAGACGCTTGTAATGATTGTGGTGTAGCCATTGTTTCACCCTTTCTTTTGTTTAATTAACTCGAACCCACTTCGTTATAGACCACGATATCAATCGTGTTCGCTGCAGAACCTGTCACCGCTGTTCCGAAACCGACGCTCATGTAGGGAAGTCCCATCGTAGGCATCATGTAAATGGATTTAGCAGTGAATGTATTCACCACAGACGAAAACGAAGTTCCATCCGCTGGCTGAATCGGAACGTGTGTATCTGTCTCCGATAATCCAGCTCGCAATTCAATAATCGCATTGCCAACGCCGGCGTTATATCCCGTCATGGCAGAAACGATCATTTGAATTTTGCTGTGAGCGCGAACGAATTGCTTATTCGAACTCGTCGCACCCGAAGCGAATGAAAACGTGTAGCGCGTGAAAGCCATAAAGGCCCTCCTTAAGATTTGCCTAAGCAAACAACCGTGTAAACATTGTTGGCCACGCAACCCGTGATCGCACAGATTCCGTTCGAAGCCGCTCCAGAAGCCGTCAGGTTTGGAGAGAAGACGCCGATGTTTCTGGTTGAACCTGAGTTCACAAAAGAAGCCATCGATTTAATGGTTGGAATCACCGCAATTAATCCATTCAAACCAGTATCAAAAGTACCAGTGGTTGCATCAGGTGTGACATTCAAAACGTTGATTCGCAGATTTCCCCAAACCGTGCTCGAAACAACTTGAGAAACAGTAAAAGCCATAAGATCCCCCTAAAATAGAACCAAGTCCTTTTCGAACTTGGAATTGTTAAAATAGTCTTTCAAAAGAAGTTCACTATTGCCAGCAATTTGACCCGTCATCGCATCAATTGTTTGCAACGTGACTTTATCATTCGATTGATAGGGTATCAGCGCATCTTTCAGCGACATATACTGAAATTGACGAATGTTTCCCTCTCGATATGAACCCAATAATCCCTCGCTACAATTAATATAACTGCCCGGGACGTTACATGCTATATGATCAAACCAGAATTTGAAGTTTAGATAGCTCGGCCATGTTTTACGCATGTTGCCAAACACGTCTGTGTGAACCACATAGCCACCTAGGTTGTCATAGTGCGTTTTATACGAATGAAATTTGTTGTCGTAATCGAAGCAAAAATCAGCTCCGACAAACATGATGGGATTTGACCCAAAGATCGCCTTGGCAATGTAAAAACATGCCCCTAAAGCATTCCCGCCACAGCTGACATAGTGCGTGAACTTTTCAATTGCTTGCAGTTCAGCGTGAACCTTGGCGTCTGGAATAATGACTGTAAATAAAACAATCTTGCCCTGCCACAAATCAAATAGCTTTGGGTCTGTCGCAACGGTCGCTAAAAGCGTTTTATCCTTGGTTTTAGCCCAATAGAATTCAGCCGACTCTTTACGGCTTTCAAAAACGTCTTCGATAACGATTTCACCGCTATCAAGAGTTAAATAGTAATCCGCATGGCAATTCTCATCTTCAAATAATCCAAAGTTATGAAGACAAGAGACCGTCATCAAAGGTTCTGACATCGCACGATTCGATCTCAGAGCATCTAATGAGTATTTAAGACTAGGACCAGAACCACAAACAATCGCAGGCTTATTGCGATTGATGTTGTGCAATTTCCCTATGGAATAATCGGCAAAGTTTCCGAAACGTTCTTTGGCAGCCTTTGTATGGCTAAGCCAAATATCTCGCCATTTGGTTATGGTTGCGTCGTCTCCACCACAGGCTCTTTCGAAAAGATTTCCTTCTCTCTGTGGAGGCCCATCAATGATGGGTTGATAGACAAGGTCAATGTCGATGTTTCTTAGCATGAGAATAATAGACCGGAGAATTGCTTCCCCGGTCTATAATTTCTTTAGGTGTCCAAACCTCGAAGAAGAACGTCACCAGACTTAGTACCAGTGGTCACAGTCTTAGAAGCAGAGCCCCCAAGATTCACACCAATGATCATATTTCCAGTCACAACCGATTGCGGCATGTGTTCGACTTGGCCGTTAGCAGCCAAATAGAACGCCGAACCAGTCGGAATAGAAGTGGCGTCAGCCACAACTCCACCGATAGGACCGCCGATTGCTGCCCATCCATAAGCTCCGGTCGTGATCGTTGCGTGAACAACGAAAGCGGCACCGATGTGAGCATTGACCTTACTCGCTGACGAAATCGTCAAAGAATAAGCTCCAGCGCTGAGCACCGGAGTCATTCCAAAACCAGGATTAACCTGAGAGTTACCCGCGTTATGGACGAGACGATATTTAGTCGCTCCCAAATAGCGAGCTTCCCCAAGGGTATATCCTGCAGGCAAAGACGAAACCACGGAGGAAATTCCACCGAGGCCTGCGTCCGCCATACACCTTGTTTCTTGTGCGTCACCCATTATAACTCTCCTTTATTACGAAGTAAGAGCCGTTAAAGCGGCTTGATAACGAGGTCCTGAGCAAACAAATGCTCCGGCCCACTGCATCGTCGCAATTTCAGCGTCTTGATCAAAGAATTTTCGGAAATCTACATATTCACCTGGGAACTTTCGATCCTTGTGTGAATAGAGTTTCAAATATTCTGTGTTGTTAAAGATCATGTGTCCAGTTGGGACGTAATCATCATGTAGAACGGTTGCGCCGTTGAACAATAGATTCTTAAATCCTGCTTTAGCCATATCCCCATCACTAAATCGTTGTTGTGGTTGCAAAAGCGACCAATAGGAACTGAACAACGAAGCGGTGGTGGTGATCAAATCAACCATTTGGTTGCCGAACTTCGACACTTCATATCGCTCTTGCATTTTGCCAAGAGACAATGTGGTCGTGGTCGAATCGACTTGCGCTTGAAGCCATGATTCTTGAGATTGCGAAATACCACCGTAGGTATTTGACGTGCTCAAGTAACCGCGAGCTCCAATGACTGATTTAGGATCGGTCGTACCGTTTGAATACAAGCCTGTACCAAACGCGTCCTTAAGATCCTCTTCAGCGGCTTGCACTTCAGATTTGACGTGATCGATAACTTTGTTTTCACCCATATTTTTGAGCTTATCGAGCCCAGAAATAGCGATGTTCACATAGTATTGTTTCCAATCAAATACGAGTGCTGTTTTCTTTTCGTTATACGCTGTGTTTTGAGTTTCAGAACCAGAGTACCATCCTCGGCTTGAGAAACGTGCATACCGAACCGGAACTCGAATATCTTGCCCGCCGTCGATATTTTCTAGGCCGCCATTTTTTTGTAAATAATACAAAAGGGCGTTTGAGAGCATCACGTTGTCTACAAGCTTAGGGATGAAAAGTTGTTTTGTGACGGCGTTAATAGCCGAAACGCTAACTGCCATGTTTATTCCCCTTACTTAATTATTGTTAAGTCCCTTGGAACTGCCCGCTTTTAAAAAGCTCGGCGATGTCACCATAGGACATTTTTCTCGGATCTATTTTCGCTTGTGCGTCTTGACCTTGAAGAGGTGTTGCACTTCGCTTCACGATCCCCTGTCGATTATCTGCTTTCAACCCTTTGACTGCTTCGTTTCTTGCTCGCGAGGACCAAGTATCTATCAGCCGTGGTTTCAAGAACTTCATCGCTGAGGTTTCGAAATCCGGTAATTTGTTATCAATCCCAAATTTCATGATCTTAGCCCAAAGCTTCACCCCGTCGGGATCTACTTCTTCAAGATCAATTTCAGGATATTCCTTTTTGAAAGAATCGACTTCGCCCATGACGAATTCGGTATCTTTCTGAGCTCTGATTTCTTGCTGCTTTGCTTCCCACTGTTCTTTTGCTGTTTTGTACTGCGAAAGCTCAGCTTTGATTTGAGTCAGCTCATCAATCAGAGGTTTTAAATTCGGATTGTTGGTATTTCCAACCTGCGCAGCCTCAAATGCACTTTGTTGCTGAGGTGCGACTTTTGATTCTAAGAGAACCTTGTCTTTGTTTTGATAAAGATTCCAAAGAGTCTCCCAATCCTTGGGATTCTTCTCAGACCATTCTTGAATCTGGCCATATTTGTCTTTAAAGGCCTTCGCTTGCTCATATTCAGGGCGAAGCTTTTCAAAAGATTCAATTTTGGGTTTGTACTCATTGGCCCATTTGTTTTGAAGATGCTCAAACTGTCGATAGGTATTCAATACCTTCGAAGCAGGAACCTTCAAGATTTGACCATTGTGAACAATCTTAATTTCTGCGTTTGCCGGATACTTTTGATCCCCCATTTCAAACATCTCAATCGCTTTTTGTTCGGCGGTTTGAGTCGGTTGAGCTTGGGTCTGAGTGTCGGAAACAGCAGCCGGGTCTTGTGACTGGGTTTCGCCAACATCAGCAGCAACATTTGCTTTAGCTAAATATTCAGCGTCATTCATTTTTTAAAATCCTTATCGTCGGGGCATCGGTTGATCAGCGGGAACAACATTGCTTCCACCGGCTGAGTTCATGTCTTGTTGACCTTCGGGTTGTTGCTCTTCGCCACCCTTGGACATGATTTGCATAAAAGCACTGAAAGCTTGATTTGCGACTTGAAGAGCTTTGTCAGCCTCGGGAGGAATTTGGCCTTTCATTCCTTCAGCGAGTTGGCCAAGAGCCGACTGCATACCGTTCATCATTTCCATGGCTTTTGCAGATTCGTCGCCACCTTGAGCCATTTGGCCTTCGCCGCCGCGCGGTTCATTGCCCATTTCAGATTGAATTTCGTTTCCACCGTTCATTGAAGATCCCCTTCTCGTTAGGTTTATTATCGCTATTTCTTACGTTTCTACAACTTCAGTTCCATGAAGGTGCAAAGTAATTGTGCTCGCCGATGAGGCTTGAGCCATTATGGAGGCATTTGCTCCAAACAAAACCAATGGTGCATTCGTATAGATGTATTGGTTTGTCACATTGGCTGAAACACTCATCGATTTAAATAGAGCAAATTGATCGCCAGTTGATGTTCCGTTTTGATTAATCCAAACAGAGACTGTCACTGCAGCTGCTGATGTATTGGCAATGGCGAAGTATTTGACGTAGGTCACTGTTCGTTGATCAGGACAGGTGTAAATTTTGGTTGCACCTGTCGTTGTGAGTTGTTGCTGAGCTAATTGCTTATCGGTTGCAAGCAATGGCATTATTTCGCTGCCTTTTGTGCTTCAGCTTGGGCTTGAGCCTCTTGAGCTGCGGCCGCTTGCTTCGCCATTCGTCTCAACACTTCTTGCATATTGGGCCAATCAACGGCTTTTAGGAGCTCTTGCTGATCAATTGCACCGGCATTGAAGTAGGTCAGAGCTGTTTGAGCTTTTTGCGCTTTGGCATAAGGCAGTGATGATCCTGTGGTCACGCGGACGTCGGGGAATCCCTTCACTTCCATATCTCGAGACTGCATGACTGATTGAGAACCATCGGGATTGGTCGCAACTCGCTTAATCCGTGCAATCTTCTTAATGACCTTTTTGCCGTTCATATCCACAGTTTCAACTTCGGGCATGTAGAATTCAATAAACTCAGGATATCCGTCTTTGTTCGTAATTCGCCAAATACGTGGCTGAGTATAGAACTGAAAGATTCTCTTCATCATGAGCTCACCGGCATCGGTCAGCGATTGATCAAGAGTTCTGTTCTTCATTCGTGGTCGTGTTTGAGCCGCTTCGACGTAACCCTCGAGCATGACACCTGATGAAACGTTAGAAGCTTGAGCCCCGCGTGAGACATCTTGAAGGCCTTGCACACGATCAAGCATCGAAATCGCTGTGTTTAATAAATCAAACGATCCAGGTGTTACAGGTGTTCCAGGCTCACGTCTAAACTGGTTGATGTCAGAAGCTTGAACCACAAGGCCGGGTTCATTCGTAATCTCTTCTGAATCAATATTGGCTGAGTCTCCAATGACAGTGACCGGGTTGGCTTGCATCTTGAACATATCAAGAATGTAAGACCAAACGTAGTTAACAATATTTTGTGGACCCTTTGCGTGTGTGACTTCGTTCTCGCCCGCATATTCTCTCGGATAGGCATAGTTAACGAATCTTACGATGGGAAACGAATCGTCATCGTAAGGAATCCATTCCCCATTGATCTCAACCCCCGGAACGTCGTCTTTCAGTAACTCATTATTGCAAATCTCAATGTAGCGACCCGTGGGATACTTTTTAACCAGAAGATATTCTTTCTCTTTCTCGGCTTCATTGCCCATTCCTGAGTCTTTTTCTTGAACGATTTGCTCCATCGTATCGTCGCGCATCCAGCAACGAATCAGCATCGTATGAGGTTCGCCCCCATAGGTGTCTTGGTTGGGGCCAGCCGCTGACGATGGGAGTCTTTGTGGTGAATAGGGATCAAAGCTTGTGTAAATTTGATTACCCGTGTGCAAACCATCGTTTTTGATGCCTGAGAACGAATTAACGTCTGACTTAATTTTGTCAGCCTTGTCAGGATAGCGCATTTTAAGCTCTGACGTCGGAACCGGTTCTGTATAGAGAAACCATCGACAAGGTCGGCCCTTGTTGACGTCTGATGCTCTTGGATCCCAATAACAACTAAATGGATCTAAAATACGGAAATCAACGTCACCGAGTCCTGACTCTCGATCAGGATTCCAAAACACTTCGGCATGAGCCACATGATAGATCTTTGAATCAAAGATTCCGTCTTGAATGACCTGGGTCCATTTGTACTTTTCCCAGTTACGGTCGTTAATATCTCGAAGGATATCCACGAACGCTTCATCTTGATATTCTTGGGCTGTAAATTCCCACTTAGGACGTCCATCGGTTTGGATGGCAATCTCAGTCATGATATCGGCCCAGGTGATATTGATCACTTCAGAGAACCGCCATCGAGGTCTCTCAAGTGGCCATTGTCGGCCTGAACAGACGAATTTGTAGTTGTAGTGCCATTCTTGGTCGTAACGTTTGCGATAGCGCTTAGCTCTTGCGAGCAGCTCATTCACGCGTTTTACGATGCTTTGAGATTCTTGTGGTTGATCAGATGGAATGTTTTGTGAGGCGACTTGTTCGTTTTCAGAGACGATGGCCATTATGTAAAATCCCCTAAGTTAATATGCTCGTCGTAAGATTTGAGCTGCTTCTTAACCGATTGTAAGTTATCGGTCCCCACTTCTACAATATCCTTTCCGGTTTCACCTCGTATTCGTCTTACGTGATCATCCATCTGACGCTTTGATTCACAAACTTTGCCAAGACCATGATTGAAGTGGGCTTGGAATTGGCAAATAGCTGTGCTCACGCTCGGAATTGTGAATATTCTTTGGGATTCTGTGTTGCAAGTCACGCAATACTCTTTGGATTCTGCTTCTGACATGGCTTTGATAACGTCTCGATGCGTTTGACAGGTATCACAGCGATAAAGGTAAGTAGGCATTAGATTGCATTCCAGCTTTGAATAGATTTGCGTTTGGTCGGTGTCCAATTGTCTTGATGAGGGACGCGTTTAGACACAATTTGCTGTCTTAGTTCTTTGATGAATACGTCAGCGGTTGCGACAGACATCATTCGAACGCAGTCCATGAGATGGTCATTGATCTTCACAGGTGCCTCTTTTTGGTATTTGTCTTCTGAATATTCAGGCCAATGATAGGTTTCATACTCGTCAGATAAGTTTGGACACTGCTCCCTGAATATTTTGTATTTGTGGGAGCGGATAATCTCAATATGTTTCGATATACCGGCCGTTAAAGTCTTAAGGTGTTCGCGACCAACGTGAAAGCCAACGGATGGGACACCGGCTTTGTTCATAGCAGCAATCATGTCGGGACGTGATGGGTCGCAGTAGAAGCGTTCGATGTTCCAGTTAGCCATTTTGGCTTTGCAGACGGCTATTTGTTGATTGGGATCAAGGCCAGCCTGTTTAAACTCATCAATTTCGTATCGAAAGCCGTCGAGAGTGATCGCTCTTACGATCATGGCGAACTCATGACCTTCAGAGAAGCCGAAGTCGACAGAAGCAAAGAAGCGAGCCCCTTTGGGAATGGGCAAGTTTGTGACGTAGTTGTCGTCAGTGAGTTCATAGACAAGACCTTCCATACGCTCATGAATGCCCATGTATTTACGTCGAAATGTTCTTGGGTCTAAGATTCGTTTTTGTCGTTCGTACTCAGCGATAGGGAATGATGGGTTATCGATGGATAGCCATTCGAAGTAGGAGACGTCTTCTCTCATTCCATCTTTTGCAGGCTTCACAAGCTGCTGATAGGGCCAGTTAAGACCGTAAGGTGTTGTGGTCAGAAATAATGGTGCGTTGGTTCTAGCCGCTCTACCTTCGGCGTTGATCCAAAAAGCAGCCTTACACTTACCGGCTTCATCGATCCAGATAGCTCGTACGTTTTGAATACCTTCAATAGATTCTGGGTCAGTTGATGTTCTGATGAATATCTTTGCGCCATTGATGCAGTCGAACTCTTGGTCAGATTTGCGGTAGAAGCCAAGGCCTTGAGCGTATCTGAAGAATGTTGGAAGCGTTGATTGATTAAGGATCTTGTAGGTCGGTGCAGCAAGGATGAAGTTGTGTCCAGAGCCTTTGTATTTAGCGATTTGAGCAATGAACCAAAGAGCGCCGATGGTTGTTTTGCCGCCTTGAATACCAGAGCAACAAAGAGTGACCTTATTCGTGCTCTTGAAGGCTTTCGCTTGTTTCGGATGAAGTTCCAACATCGATGCTTATGACCTCGTCTCCAGCTTTCAGAACGATTGGAGTAAAATTGTTAATTTGAACAATGGGTTCAGTTCTCCAGACACCAAATGATTTATAGATGTTTTCAGAGACGCGAGTTTGATGTCCGAAGTGTTCTGGATTTTCGGAATCGAGGATGTTTTCGACAACTTTGTCAGCTTTCAAAAGAAGGCGAGCGTTGTGATCAATTGATTTCTTAATCATGGCTTGAATATCTTCGTTGCTGAGCGCTCTTTTGATGCGACGAGAGATGGTTGCTGGGTTTACTCCGAGTTCTCTGGCTACCTGACTATGCGATTTTGCACCCGTTAGAACCTCTTTCAGGGCTTGCTGTTCAACGAATTTGGTAGCTGGGGATTTATAACCCTTTTGTTTTCCGCCAACCTTGGTGCGAGGCTTGGGCTTTTCTGGTGGTGTTTTATCATCCTCCATAAACATAGTTTAATCGCAATTAGGTTTGTGAGTAATCGAGAGCTTTTTTATTTAGCTTTTGGCGTTCAACGTCTTTAGCGATGGCGTTTTCATCGGCTGTTTTTGTTTTTCTTTTGGATATTGGTTTAGAGGGAGTGTCGAAATCTGTGGGTTCTAGGTAGTCGTGATGAGTGGGATGTTGAAGGCGTTTTTCTTGGTCTTTAAATTTATTGTAGAGCCAATAGATAGCGACGGCAGCGGGAAACCAGGCTCCGAGGATGGTGAGAAGGGTTAGTACCATGATTGCTCCTTTGCTTGGTCGTGAGTGATGGAGACCATGAAGGTATTTATGTATTGGCCGTGTTTAAAGTAGCGGCTTTGAAGTTTACCTTCTTCGATCATCCCGATGGAGAGAAACATATTTTTGGCATGATTACCTTCGAAGGTTTCACCGAAGATACAGTTCAGGCGCATATGTTTGAATCCGTAGGAAAGAAGCTTTTGGAGTGCGGGTTTACCGTATCCCTTTTTATGGTGTTCTGGAGCGATGAAGAGGGAGAATTCAGCGGTGCCGTGAGTGGGGTTGATGGAGGTGAGGCCGCAGGTGCCGACTTCTAGGCCGTAATCGGATTCGATACCAAACATTTTGATGGTGGGATCGGATTGAATACGGGCGAGCCATTTTTCGTGATCGGATGGGGAGAGAAGACCGTTTTGACGAGTCCAAGCGTAAATCTTGGGGTCATTTCTCCATTCAAGTTGTTTTGATGAAATGTGAGGTGAGAGAATGATCATAGGTTATCTCTTAAATGTTTCACGTGGAACATCGCCTTCAATTTTGACGCGTCCGTCGTTGATGTTTCGAATGACAGCGTTAGCCGAGTTCATGACAAATTCTTCGATATTGGCTTCCAGGTGAGCGAAATGAAAGAAGTGGGCTTTTCCAAACATGATGCCAGCGTTGCACATTTCTTGAGCAAAAAGGGCTGATGTTGGGTTTGTGATGTTGAACATCGCTCGAGTGCCGTAGCCTTCAAATTTAATATCGGGGTGCAAAGCGTTCAGTTTGTCTTGCAGTCGTTTTCCATAAAACATGAGATCATCGAGGGATCTCATTTGGATTTGCTCAATTGTAGCTTTACAGGCTGCAAGGGCAATGGTGTCGCCTGAGAAGGTAGAGCTTACGAAATATTCTTGGGCATCCATGATTTCTTTACGTCCCCCAACGATGGAGAGGGGATAGCCGTTAGCGATTCCTTTTCCGAGAAGGATGATATCGGGATCAAGTGACCACAGGTTTGAAATTGTCCATTTGGGGACACGAAAACCCGTGACGATTTCATCGATGATAAATAAAATCCCGTGTTCTTTGCAAAAGTCTCGTATCGATTGGATACGTTTTTGCCAGACTTCAGTCATATCCGTCTTTACAGCTTCCACGATAATGGCAGCGGCACTGAGGTCGACTTGTTTTAAGTCTTCGGGAAGTTGCTTGATGTTAAAGGAGTCACCGATTCCAAGAGCTGGAGGGGTCATGCTTGTGAAAATATCGCCATGACCATGGTAACCGTCGTTATAGATCAAAGATCTACCAGTGAAGCTCCTAGCGATTCTTACAGCGGCAAGAGAAGCTTCGTTTCCGGTCTTTAAAAATCTTAAATGCTGACATGAGGGGATGATCGCCGAAACCATTTCAGCGACTTCCACCTCAAGGGTACTAGGAAGAGAATGAGAGCAACCTTTAAGAGCTTGTCTCTGCACCGCTTCTATCACATGCCCATTAGAATAACCGAGAGAAACTGATCCTAAACCGCTGACGAAATCGAGGTATTTATTGCCTAAGAAATCGAAGAGGTAAGGACCTGAGCCCATGCCGTTGGTATGGGATGGATAGTTGGCTGGATATTGAGTGTGGCGCTTCGAATTGGTCCCGGTATGGGTTTGAGCCATCACATTTTTAGCGCGTTCAATCCAAGTGCCATCGGGTTTCTTCAGTCTCATACTTTTTGGATAATCCTTTGGGTGTGAGCGGTCATTTTTTTAGCGATTTGGCGAGCCGCCCCTAAATCATCAGTCGTATCGATTGAGGTGTGCATCGTGGCAGGATTCGTTTTATCGATGAGCTCAAGAATTCTAAATTTCCTGCAGAACTCTTGCCTGACATACACGTTCTGATCGACGTCAAAGAAAGGGTGCTCCCTGTTTTCTTTTTGATGTTCGCTCAGCCAATTGAAAGCTTCTCTTGAGCAAGCCTGAACGTCAAAACCCTCTGGATAGGTCCTAAAGATGGTATTGCAGACATAGTCAGCCTTTTCGAGGCTTTTTACAGCAGCAACGATAATCGGAAATTGCATAGCCCAACAATCGCCTGTGATTCGAACAATGTGGGTTACGTCGTGAAGCTCAGCAGCTTGTTGATAACGTGTGAACAAGTCGTTTTCGTAACAATTGGGGGCAATGTAGGGGATGTTTTTGCTTTTACAGAACTCATGCAGCTGAACATCGTTTTTGGGAGCGAGGACAAACGTTGAGGCCCACATATCTTCGCTAATCAAAGCGCCTGTTGCATTTCGACAGGCATCAACCACCCATTCAAGGACTGATTTGTTTTCAATTTGCTTGTAAATTTTCCCCGGAAGTCGAGTGGAATCGGAGCGCGCTTGGATGCCAATTAAAATCTTTGTCTTCATCTAAAATTCCTTTGTTTTGAATGTCTAAACACATTTGGGTCATCTCGAGGCCTTGTTTGACTGACCAAAGAGATTTGGGATTTCCGTGTAAGAAGTCTTGAAGCATCCACAGATAACTGAGCTCTATGTGCTTATAAGGGATTTCTTTTCCGTTTAAAACCAAGCTCCAATGAAAAGATCGCTTTCGAACGCTTAAGGAATAAGCGCGTAGGTACGAAAGGTAAACCAACTGGCATACATCAAACACCAGGCTATCTTTACCCGTGTTGTAAAAGTCATAAGCGAGGGTCTGGTTCGTTTGCCCTGGCTGAAACGGAACTGCATAAGCGTAGTTGTTAACAACAAAGCCGTTTGGAAGTTTGGCAATCTCTTGAGCTTCAAACAGATCTTTTGAGGTCGGCTTCTCGCACAAGAAAGGAATCTCAAGGCGAGCGACCATCGAAGCATGCTCAAGATGCTTAGGGGTTGGGCTGCAAATCAAAGCTCGCTTAATAGAGGCATGATCTAAATCTTCAAAGTGATCGTGCACCTCAAAGATTTGATAGGGGTATTCGAGATAATCAAGAATAGCTCTGTAGCGCTTTCCAATCGATCCATTACCGCCGATGAGGAGAATCATAATTCCCTCTCTCTCACTCGGATGTCTTTCACCATGCGTGAGAACTCTTGAGTTGAAAGGGCAAAGAAGGAATCCGGGCACTGAATGTCAGGCTTTAAAAGCTTCATATGCTTTTCGATGATCAAAGCACCGGCATCAATCGCGTTTAAAGTTTGTCGATAGCCAAGGGTATGATCAGAGAAGCCATGGAATCTTGGGAATATCTCATCAAAGCTTAATTCTTGATACACGGGGTATTGAGGAACACAGAAAAGGCGGGTTGTGGCTTTTGGGACGTAAGCATCTGTCATCACGTCGCAGCTCACAATGGTTTCAATCCCTGATTCGAGAGATTCATAGATCCATCCAATTTCGTCTTTTTTGGAGAATGAGAATTTGATGAATCGTGGATGGGTTTCTAAAAGCAAATCAAAGCATTCTTGAGAAAACACGGAGGCTGAGCAATCAAGCCCAGACTCTTCAGCGTATTGAGCGGCGTCAGCGTACATTTCAGGAGCAAGCCAAACGTTACCCGTCGATGTGAACTTGGGATCATTCGGGAACAGTTGAAACTTGATCGCGTCAGCTCCCATTTCGCAGAGTCGGTCGATCGCTTCTTTGCAGTAGTCGAGCTTCCCGTTATGGCACGATCCTATTTCAGCGATGATTTTTATTTTGGGCATCGAGCCATCCTCCATACATTTTTTTAAGTTCATCGTCTTTGAACTGATCCACTTGTGAGCTATTCAGGCCCCCGATTTCGAGGACCTCATGAATTTTTTCAAGCCCTCGCATACCAGACAGGCGATATTGAAAGAGGTCTTTGGACCAGTGAGCCCAGATGATGCGAGCGAGCCTCATCATTTCGCATCCTTTCATTTCAGGGACGACCGTCTTTGCGGGATTCTTTTTAAGATGCTTTAAAACAAACAAGGCAGCGTCTTCAAGAGTCACAAAGAATCGAGTGCATTCTTTATCCGTTAAAGTGAGTGGAATAGATTCTTGAGCCTGTTTTGTCCACGTCTCAATGACTGATCCTTTGGAACCAAAAACGTTTCCATAGCGAGTGACACCCATCTTCACTTCTTTTTGGTAAGTGTTGTGCCAAAGCCAAAGATGTTCGGCCGTAAGCTTACTGGTTCCATAAGCTGTGAGGGGTTCAGCTGCTTTATCGGTTGAAACGAGAAGTCCACTTTCAGCGTTCTTTTGCTCAAGAAAAGCTTCACTCACGTTTTGAGAACCCAAGATGTTGGTTTTAAGACCCGTTGGGACATCGAGGGCAAATTTGTCGATATGCTTTTGAGCAGCGGCGTGAATCACGTAATGAGCGTCTTTCAGACCGAATCGCATTCGTTTTTCATCTGTCACGTCGGCTAAAAAGCAATCGAGCTGAATGCTTCCTTTATAATTTTTCTGCAGATTGATTTGCTTATGCTCATCACGAGAGAGAACTCGGATTTTTTTTATCCCCATTTGGCGAAGAGTTTCTTGCTGATCAAGAATTGCTCGACCAAGTGAACCTGTTCCCCCGGTAATGACTAAAATCATCGTCCAGGATTCCTTAAGAAAACGTCGTCAGTATTAATCTTCTCAATGCGAAGGATGGTTTCACCTTGCCCCTCAAATTCTCGAATTGCTTTCAGCAACTGCATGGCTTTGGGATCAATCTTGGTTGATTTTGTAAAATACAAATACAGAGTGGCGATATTCGAAATGATCAGAATGGAAAGGATTATTTCGCACATTTTAATTTTTCCTCGAATTTATCGTTTGAATCGTGAGTGATCATATTCATGTAATCCGAAAACTTGATTTTCAATTGATTCGCTAATTTTTTCGCACGCTCAAGTTCATATACAGGCAGACGAAATGAAATATTTACTTTCGTATGCTTTGATTTCAAAGACGGCATCTCATTGATTCAGAACCAAAATAAATCGTCTGACAACTGTTATGCGATTGAGTCTGATGTTTTTTTGTTTTAAAATGCTTTTATGAATGAATCGAATCAGGACTATATTTTAAAATTAAAAGATGAGATTCGGCTTCTTCAGAAAAGACTCGGGCAAATCAATGTTGAATTTGTATCCCAGCAAGCTGAGCTTAACGAACTGAGGTCTCGACTCTTGTGTGTTCATGACCTGACGACGGTGACACAAAATCCGAGTGTCTCCTACGCTGATCCTGAGTGATCTTTGCTTTTCGAGGAATCCAATTGATTTGAGAGGTGAGTCTTAGGATTCTTTGAACAGTCTGTTTTTGCCGCTCCAAGGCACCCAATAACATCCAAATGACGACAAACTGAATGCAGATGATGGGGAGACAAACACCCCAAAGGAGCCAATGAAGATCAGTTTGCGATTCCAGGATCATGACATGTTTTTAAACCGACTCCCTTGGGGGTTTACCAAATCGTCGAGGATCGTTTGCGAGATCTATTCGACTACCAATTGGTAATTAATTTAAAAGATTGGATCAACTTATTTATTCAATAATTCAGAAGATTTTGAAAAAATAAACTGAGGGCTGGGCTTGATACCAGCTCATAAAGTTTTGTTCGTTACTCGGGTTTTTCTTGAGGGTCTCTCAATAGTTTTCCGTCTGGCGTATTTGTCTGTTATGCAGCCCTTGCACGGGCCTGGCCATCCTTCTGGTCTGCCTCATTTTAATTTTTTTCCGCAACGTTTGCAGGCAAAAACCATAGTGAATGAGTCATGATGAGGCGCAAAGTGTTTTGTGACTATGAAATCATGATCGCCGAAAAAACACCTTTTTTTGTCCCAATACAACATTGTTTTATAGCCAAGATGGATTGAACAGATGATGGCTACGAGACAGAGGCTATGAAATAAAATAGGCGTCATTCCATGCTTTCTATTTTTTCTAGGGCCTCTCTAGAGCTTCCGTAACCAGCCGCTGATTCAAGACCTTCTTTTGCAATCTCAAGTTGAGCCCAAGCTTTGCGAAGTTCTGAAATTAAATACATTACGTCAGGAGCATGAGTCTCATCGATTGACTCATTTGACTTCTTTTTCCAGTGAATAAAAGCTTTAAGTCTAGATTCAATCTGATCAAGTTCTTTTGGCGCCATAAAAATCTCTCACTGGAGTCATCATCTTTAATTTTCCATCTTTGCACCAACCGCAGAGTCCTTCCGATGCCGTAAAAACAGAACTACGAAGCAATAGACCTTTTGATTTGGCGCAGTCTTCGCAAATGAAATATTTACTCATCGGTTTTTGGTTCATCTATTTTCTCCGCCGGTGTTGTTTCCACGATTCGATAATCAAGAGCACCTGAGCCGAGACACCGATGGCACTGAACGGATTCATATTTTGGAATTGATCCATCAATGTAAGAATCTTTCGTAATCTTTTGTTGTATAATTTGACCAGATCCGTCGCACCTGTGACACACGTCTATCATCACTCACCTTTAATACTAAACACATAAACAAAAAGCAGCATGGCACTTAAAATGATCTGCATGGCTTGTATTTTATCATCAGTCATTGATTAATTTTCAAAAAGGTTCTTCATCATTTTCAACCGTCTTTGACAATTGCTCATACCGCATTCTCCAAGCTGATTCTTTTAAAGCCGAATATTTTAACTCTTTAATTTCTTCGGGTAAGTTATTTAATAAGTTTTCATTTTCAGCCAAAATAACGAATTGCCACAAAGATTCGAGTTCCGCCAAAAGGCTTTTTATGAAAATTTGCTTATTCATTGATCTTCTCCTTTTATGTCAGGTCGTCGCTCATAACCTATAGATCACGATGAATTATATTTCAAGGAAAGGAACCGCCAACAAAAAAGCCAGCGGCGGCAAGGATCCCAAATCGTTTTTATCCAACAAAGGCAATTTGGGTGCAGAAATATGAAAGAACTCACGACCTATCGCTCAGTTCCTTTGGACAGTCAAGCGGCACAACCAATCTCTTTCAACTCAACCTTCTTCGCCAAGACTAATTTAAGCGTCTAAATTTGGCTTATCTGTATAAATTTTTGTAGGTTTATAAAATGGATCCTGATCTCTCATCGCCAAATGAATATCTTGAATAGTTTCAGGATTTTGAAATAAATTCCAAACTTCAGAAATATAAACAAGGCTTTCAAGCCTCTCTTCCAACGGTTCACCTAAAAAGTGCTGCATTGTTTTTGGATTTAAATAAACAACTCTCTTTTTTGTCTTTTCAAAACAAACTTCAATTCCTCTAATTTTTAATTTGTATTGTTTACCCATAATACAAAGCGAATAAAAAAACTGGAGACTTTCATTCACCGATTTTAATAAGTCATTCATCACGTCCAGAGTTTGTTGATATTTTTGAACACCTGTCGTTAAAAGCTCTTCTTTGCTTTCGGGCACCAAAAGAGTCACTTCTTTAGCCATGGCGCTGTCTATAGATCATTACATCTTTTATTTCAACTGATCCTCATAGAAAGGGAGGCTTTGAGTGGCATGAATTTTGCTGTCCTTTTTTAGGCAAACGGCTCCGATAGGCATCGAAGCTTCGATACACAAACACTCTTTTTCCGTACTCAGACCGTGTTGGGGTAGAACCAACTCTCACTCTGGGCTTTCACCAGATAAGCAGACCTCCGCTTGAGTCCGGAATGTTTCAGCAGTGAACTCTCATTCATTGCCTGTATCGGGAGCTTTCCCGTCCAAATCCACCTGATATCTATTTCCCGGTGCTAGGCCTCGGTTATTTGGCCTCTAAATCTGGATATAGTCTGTCTTAGCGCCTTTCTGTCCCCCTTTGAGGTATCCGTATCCGAGCGAGACTAATGATCGGGATTTATGACTCTTTTTTTTATCGACCTCCCGACCTGGCTCCTCGCACACCCCTGGCATCAATCGATAAAAATTTTGCTTGAAATCTATAGCGATGGAAGTAATCCTGTCGATATAGACTTCTGAACAAAGTTAATTTCCCTCAAACTACAGACGCCGATCAACGGTTTTCTTGGTTTGAGGGATTTTTTTTAATGCGCTTTCAGACAATACTCGCACAGCCTGTTCCCGAAAGTCTCACTAAGGAACTGTTTACGACATCTTAAACAACGTCTTTTCTTCTGTTCACAACGTTGTAAACCGGCCCATTTACGAACTTCTTTCACCGAATATCCACCCGCTGCCCAATGGTCATTGCGATTTCGGGTCTTTTCCTCCAACCCTGATGGCTTCAAATAATCCTTCTTATTACTCATAATGATTGTCTCCCGCTTGTTCATTCACGTTCAATGAACCCATGAGTGAGCCACTGATTGTCTGGGTGAACCTACCGTTTCCATGCTCAGATAACCGAGCTCATCGAACTGGCTCAAGATCTTTCATCCGTTTCAAGTCAAAAGAATACACAGCCTTCGAATCTGAAATGACTCTCTGGGCTTACGAGAACAAACAGGCCCTCGAACAGGCCAAAGAATCGCTGCAAATAGCCCTAGAATCGATGCCAGCTCTTGAGCTGATCATCCGCCTCAAGTTTGAGAAATCACGCGTCCTGACCAAAAAGAACACGTTAAAGCGCATCGATGCTTCAAACTTCATCAAAGTGTTCAATGACAAACTGAGCCAATTGTTGGGAATCGATGATTCAATCTTTTTCAAAGTCACCGTTGAAAAAACGATCAACACCATTCCCGGTGAATCTAAAGTTGACATTTCTATCTCATCGTTGTCTTTAGATAGTCAATTATGGACGAGTTTGAATCCTATCTCATTCGAGAATTAAGAGAAGAAGTCGACAAACTTAAAATATATGTAGACCGTCTCGAGCGGGCTGTGAGCTTCTATCGTGAAGAAATCCAAAAAGAGAGAGTCAGTGAATTCATTAAACTCAGAAAGGTCAGCGCCCTCTATGGAAACGACCAAATTAACTTCTAAAAAATCATCCGTGTTCGAAATCTGTCGTACGAT